AGCCTATGTAAGAGCATTAGGTGGGTTTGCCGCTTCTGGTTTAGGTGCTAACGGTACAAACGCACAAGGTACACAATGGTTTAACAATGGTTCACTTTCTTTTGATGGTGTTGCTATCTTTGTTGCCAATGGTTTAGCTGACAACTATATTGTAGCTGCTGAAAAATCTAACCTTTATTTTGGAACAGGTTTATTAGCTGACCACAACGAAGTGAAAGTTTTAGATATGGCTGATTTAGACGGGTCTCAAAACGTAAGAGTAATTATGAGATTTACAGCTGGTGTACAATACGGTATCGGTTCTGACATCGTTCTTTACACTCCTGCATAATCATTTCTAAATAACAACAAGGGGTAGGTAAGCCGTAAAGCCTGCCTACCCTTTTTTTTTAACTTCTAATAAATAAAAATATGGCTTGTGATATTACACTTGGGCGCTTAGAGCCTTGTAAAGATTCAGTAGGTGGCTTAAAAGCTGTTTACTTTGTCAATTACGACGCTGCTATTGCTACGGGAGCAACGATTACCGCAGAAGAAATCACTGCGTTTTCTCCTGCAATAACAATGTACAAATACGACCTTAAAGGTGCTAACAATTCTTTTGATGAAACTAACGAAAATTCAAGAGACAATGGAACATCTTTCTGGACACAAACAGGAACTTTAGTTCTTAAAAAACAAGATTTAGCTACACAATCACAATTAAAATTATTGTCTTACGGCAGACCTTTAGTTGTTATTGAAGATTACAATGGTAACTTTAGAATGGCTGGTTTTGAAAACGGATGTGAGGTTGTTGTAAATACTGCATCTGGTGCAGCAATGGGAGATTTAAACGGTTACAACATTACATTTACAGGAACTGAAAAAGCACCTGCACACTTTATTGATGCAACAATTATTGACGACACAACTAATTCAACTGTTGTTAGTGGTACATAATTAGATTTAGGTTTTAATTTAAGAAGGGGTAAGTTTAACAACTTGCCCTTTTTTTTGTTTTTATATTAAAGTAAGAAAATGATTGTGCTTAGACCAATAGGTACTGCTCAAACTTTAAAGTTTATTCCAAGAGAATACATAGCAACTAAGGTTGTTTTATTGGATGAGAGTACAAATACAGAGGTTGAAATAGATGCGACTTTTACAAAAGACAAATACTATTTGACTTCTGACATAACATTTAGTTTAGTAGAAGGTAGGTTTTACAATCTAACGGTATATAACGTAAACGATATTGTTTACAAAGACAAAATTTTCTGTACTGAACAAAACGTATTAAACTACTCAATTAACAAAGATGTTTATACTTCAACGGTAACAGACAACGAATATATCATTTTATAATGGACAACATACATATAGTAAATTTAAGTAAATATACTTCACCAGAGATTGTAGAAGTAAAAAATAAGGATTGGGTTAATTACGGTGAAGACAATAACTACTTTGGTTATTTAATTAACCGCTATAAAGGTAGCACAACAAACAACGCTATTATAAACGGTATGTCAAAAATGATATACGGCAAAGGTTTAGACGCTACCGATTCTTCACGCAAGCCAGACCAATACGCACAAATGCGTTCTATTATATCTAAAGACTGTTTAAAGTCTGCCGTAATGGACAGAAAGTTGTTAGGTATGGCATCTTTACAAGTTACTTATGATAAAGGATTAGTAAAGAAAATTACACACTTCCCAATGCAAACATTAAGGGCAGAAAAGTGTAATGAAGATGGTGAAGTTGAAGCGTGGTATTACCACCCAGATTGGGACAATATGAAACCAAGTGACCAACCTAAAAGAATACCAGCTTTTGGATTTGGAAACAATAAAGGAAACGAAATATATATTGTAAAACCTTATGTAACGGGTTCTTATTATTACCCTCCCGTAGATTATCAAGGTGCATTACCTTATGCTTTACTTGAAGAAGAAATTGCTGATTACTTAATTAACGATACCATTAATGGCTTTAGCGGTACAAAGGTTGTAAACTTTAACAACGGTGTACCAGACAAAGAAAAACAAATGGAAGTTAAATCCGATGTTTTAAATAAACTTACGGGTTCAAGAGGTGAAAAGGTTATTGTAGCATTTAACAACAATGCAGAAAGTAAAACAACAGTAGATGACATTCCTTTAAACGATGCCCCTGCGCATTACCAATACCTAAGTGACGAATCATTTAGAAAGCTAATTGTAGGTCATAGGGTGACATCTCCAATGCTTTTAGGTGTTAGAGATGGTAATAGTGGTTTAGGTAACAATGCAGACGAAATAAAGACCGCTACGTTACTTTTTGACAACCTTACAATAAAAACCTATCAAGAAGAATTCACAGACAGTATTGAAGAAATATTGGCTTTAAATGACATTTCTTTAAACCTTTATTTTAAAACTATTCAGCCTTTAGAGTTTACGGATACAACAGGAATGGATGCTGAAACTAAAGAAGAAGAAACAGGAATTAAAATGTCAGTTCAATGTTCTGCTCAAAGTAATGAAAGCGATAATGAAATTGCACAGGCTTTAATTGATTTAGGCGAAGACGAAGACCTTGAAAATTGGGAATTAATTTCAAGTGAAGAAGTAGACTACGAAGCTGAAGAATTAGAAGACCAAGAACCAAGTTTATTAAGCAAGATTTGGAACTTTGTTAGTGTAGGTTCAGCAAGACCAAACGCAAAATCTAAACAAGACAAAACAATTGACGGTGTACCTTATAAAGTAAGATACAGATATAGTCCTTTACAAGCTGGTGCAAATAGCCGTGAGTTCTGCAAGAAAATGGTTCAATTTGACAAGTTGTACCGTAAAGAAGATATTATTGCAATGGGTAACCGTGCAGTAAATGCTGGTTGGGGTGCTGAAGGCGCTAACACTTATTCTATTTGGAAGTACAAAGGCGGTGGTTCTTGTCATCACAAATGGCTTAGACAAACCTTTAAAGGTAAAACAGAAGGTAACTTAGCGAACCAAGATGCTAACATTTCAACTAACAAGGCAAGAAAAGACGGATTTAACCCTGTAAATGAAAAAGAGGTTTCAATGAAGCCAAAGGATATGCCAAATCAAGGGTTCTTACCAACTAATAAAAGATTTCAATAATGGCTAAAGCACTTTTTTGCAGCACTAAAGACATAAAAAGATATTCCGTAATAAACGGAAATATGGACAATGACAAGTTCATTCAGTTTATAGAAATTGCCCAAGAAATACACATACAGAATTACTTAGGTACTAAACTTTATGAAAAGTTAGAAGATTTAATTATAGCAGGAACAATTACAGACCCTTCAAATAGCGATTATAAGACACTTTTAGACACTTACGTTAAACCAATGACAATACATTGGGCGCAAGTTGAGTTCTTGCCTTATGCGGCTTATACAATAGCCAACGGAGGTGTGTATAAACATACTTCAGAAACTGCACAAAGTGTGGACAAAGACGAAGTTGATTATTTAGTTGAACAAGAACGTAATGTAGCACAACACTACACAAGACGTTTTATTGATTTTATGAGTTTTAACCAAGCAACGTATCCAGAATACTATCTGAACGTAAATGACGATATGTACCCAGATACAGATTCAAACTTTACAGGGTGGGTGATTTAAAAAAAAGATACAAGGTAAAAGCAGAAAACATAAAGAAATTAAAGTTGTTTTTAAAAAAAATAAAAGATGGCAAAAAACCTATTTAGGTTACTATTTGATTTAGTTTTAAGCATATGGTCTTCATCTAAGGTTGTACAAGAAAGCTGGTGGGGGAACGTAAACGAATCAAATGGTTGGGGTTCAGCATATCCTTTTGACATAGATGGTAGCTGGCTAAGAGTAGATACAATAATGGAAACTTCAGACGTAACTTATATAACATCAGACCAAACAATATATTAAACAATGGCTAAACAAACAATTAACATAGGTACAACCGCCAACGATGGTACAGGAGACCCACTAAGAACCGCATTTGATAAAGTAAATTCAAACTTTACAGAACTATATAACGACGATGGTAACGATGTAAATTCGGTAAACGGTCAAACGGGAGATGTTGTTTTAGATTCAGATGACATTACAGAAGGTACTACTAATTTATACGACAAAACAGTTGTATTAACAGAAGGTACAAATATTGGTATT